CCACTTAGCTTCCAACTCAGCCTTTGCCATAAGTGTTTCAATAGAAATGTCATCCCACTCAATGTTAAGATTAGGAATAAAGTCATCACCGTATCGCTCAAGTAGACCACGCAAGCTCTCAAGTGTACTTGCATCACCATTGACCATATCAAAGCCAATGTTAGCAACGTCCTCTCCTACTACTTGCTGAAACAGTTTAGATAGTACCTCTTGGGCAATGTCGCTACCCATAGGCTGTTCCTTTTTAATCTGTGCAAACAATGCAGAGAAGGCTTGCTTCTGTGCTGTAGTTAGTGTCGGATTGTTTGACATGAACAGTGCTTCCACCTCATCGGGTAGTACAGTCCGTTCATATCTATTTATAGCTGTATCAATTTCCTGTTTAATCTTACGTAAATCCTTACTGAACAGGCGGTCAGGACACTTAGAACCACGATGGTCATCGTAGAACGTCTTGTCCATAAGGCTTCGTACTAGGGCTAATTCCATATGTTACACTCCTATGTTGGTTAGGTTATCAAAGTCTATTGGGTTACGATACTTGAGGTCATCAGTCAGGCGCAGGACACGAACATTATCTACATATCCCCTAAGTTCCTTCGCCATTGCTAGGGTCTTGGGTAGTGCATCGGGGTCTAATGCAATGATAGCAGTTGAGAACTGTGCAAGATACTTCTTGTGTGATTCGGATAGTGACGTACCCAACACGGCTACCCCACACCATACGTCACTTCCTACAACTGCGGCACTCACACAGTCCTCAACAACTACAGCCACCTTACCATAACCATATACGTAAGGCAAGCTGCTTTTTCCATATCGCTTCCATTTAGGTAGTCGATTACCAAGTGAACGTCCTGTAGCGTCCACCATGATACCGCTGTGTACTACAGGGAAGACAGCGCGATGCTCTTTGACATCATACATCATGTCTAACTTAGTGGCATCAAGGCCATAGAGTTCCCACGTCCACTCTGCTACATCAGAAGTGTATGGTACAACATACTCAGGAAGAGTAAACTTTTCTTCGGCAAACTTCTCCGCGTCACCAAAGCCACGCTTGATGTCAGCAACCGTCATGTGAACACGAGTGCCGCCCTTCGTACCACAAGAAGCCTTGTAACAATTCCATACAAGACTACCCATATTATTTGTAACTGTGAATGTCTTAACGCCTTTACATACAGGACAATTCATTCTCTTGGTATGTCCAGCAGGTATATCTATATCACTTACTATGTTATATATATCATTCATATAATACTCACTTTCGTTGCGGCAGTTAAGTGCTTTTACCATGTGATTTACGTGCTGTCAATGCACTATTTGCAGAAGCATATGTATTTTTCATGTATGGTTTTACTGACTGCGGGTTACTGTGTCCCGTAACCGACATGATTTGTCCCATAGGAACACCTGCCTCTACCATCTGTGTTGTACCAGTCCTACGCAAATCCATAAGACGTAGTTCATCAGACAGTCCTGCAAGCCTCATCACTACACGAGCCGCTTTGCCTAGTCTATCTATACTGTAAGGCTCATACTCGCCGTGTACAGGGCTGGTTCGAGGAGCAACATACTGTTGAAAGCCAAAGTCATCCTTTTGTTGTGTTAGCATGGACAATAAGTCGTCATCAATAGGTAGTGTGACCGTTGCCCTACGCTTAGACTGCTCAAGATGTAACTTCTTGTCTACTAAATCTAGGTTATCCCAAGTCAATAGCCTCATGTCTCCTAACCTCTGACACCATTCGTAGGCCATGTGTACTATTAATCCTAAACTGCGGTACTCAAACTCTGAGTATGCCTTGTCAAGGAAGTTACGAACATCATCTTCAGACCATACTACCTTACGTTGTGGTGGTGTCTTTCGTCTGACACTTGCGAAAGGATTGAAGGTGGCGTACTCCATGTCAATAGCATAGCGATATACCAGAGATGACACAGTACAGATGTGATTGGCGAAGCTAATGCCTCGCACAACCCATTCTTCATATGCATGTTTAGCTTGCTTGCTCGTGAGTTCATCATAAGCAACGTCACCAAATGTGCCAGTCATTACTGTCAAGAAGTATTGATAGTCTTTCTTAGACTTGTCTCTTAACATACTGAAATCATTAGAAGAATAGTACTTCTGAACCATGTCATTTACTGTCTTCATTTTTGTTCACCTTATATGTGTTGTTGCGTATCAGTGTTCCTTTTTCGTTCACCGTATATTCATTACGATGTTTAACCTCACCGTTTATTATACCGCCGTTGGCATCAAAAAANAGTTTCACTTTAGTGTCATCCTCATATACATNGCCATTGTATTGTGTAACCATTTTNACACCCAGTTTTTTCTGCTCAGTGTTTAAACTACCCGTACCTACACTCGTCATNGAGTTCTGCATTTCGTAAACTACGGGAGTTTTTGCATCATATAAAGATACTTCACCTGTCTCTCTATTTAAGACAATGAAATCTACGGGGCCGCTACACCCCATGTTCTTGAATACCTCATACCCCATGTTTAGAAAGTGAAGACATATATCTATCTCAGATATGTCTCCCTTCCTAGATGGTGATTTGTATCCGTCATTACTTTCTGTCTGGCTCATGCCGCAATCAACTCTTTGAACTGCTTGCTCTCAATCCACTGAGACACCTTTGCCTCACGCTGGAACATGGATTTAGCTTGTGTATCACCACCAGTGTTACGTAGCTTGAAGCCATTACGCTCATCAGCATACGTTGCATAGTTAGTGAAGGCTGAGTACAATGCCCAAGCATTGTGTCCTCTGACGTTAGCTTCCTGCTCATACAACAGCATCATTTTCTCTGCTGTCTTGTCTGACTTGAGTAGAGATTCAAGCATAGGTTTAACGTCACCAAAGAACAGTGCCTTGTTAGCCCATGACTGCATCTGTTTGTGATATTTTGCGAAGTCTGCATTAGCTTTACCTAGATTTTGAATAAAATGGTCAAGGTCAAAGCCGCTAGTATTCTTACGGCTTACCTTGTCATGCTCACCTCTAATCATACCATTGGTACAGAAGAAGTCGATAGCACCAAATAGTACCGTGTTAGAACACGTACCATCCACACCATGCAATGCGATGATGCGCTGTGCTATCTCAGTCTCATGCTTTGGTGTGACAATCTTGTGCTTCATATTGGGTAGGGTCATGTCCATCATAGCCCAGCCATTACTGTGTGCATCTCTCCATGAAATGATTGCACCATTTGTTTCTTTTTCAGTTAGATTGTCAGTGACATTAGACATAACGTCACGAAAGAAGTCACCATGTGAAGCACAGGTGAAGTCCTTACCAACGATAGCGATAGGTTCGCCAGTGTTGTTGTCGATGACGTACTTCTTGTCAGCAACACGGGTTGGTTCAAAGGTTACATCAAAGTCTAAGTTCTCTGGAATAAATTCTAATGGCATATCAATTCTCCTTTATGTTAAGAAATCTTCGGGTAATAGGATAGAGCAGTAGGTATATCATATAATATGTACAACTGCAACAACTAAAATTGGTATCACGTGTATCCATATTAACAGTTCAAGCATCGTGCATCTCCTGTATCTCTATAACTCTTGATTCAGTTATACCTTTGCGGTTGTTAAACTCCTTAGTAGCTAATGCTACGGCCTCTGCCTTGTCTCCCGCTGTGACATATATTGCATCAGTGACCCAGCCTTCCATGTGTACTTCATAATTAGTCATCCTAAAATCCTTTCTATTATCCCACCTATGGCTACGTAAATCATGTAGCCAAACGCAGACCATATTACAATGAAGCCAACAATGCTTGGGTCACAGTAGCCGTAGTCATCCTTTAAGCCCAGCTTCCTCATCATCTTATCCATCTTGCTTGTCCTTTCCTGACAGATACTTAGGTGTCTTAGCATCCTTGTCGTTCAGCTTCTCAATAGCATTACCACAGACATAGCAGTACATACGTGATGCTAACTGTCTCAGCTTATCTGATATGTATTGTGTGTTCAAGCAGTGTTTGCATATGTGTTTAATCATCTTACTACTCCCATCTATAGAATATATGTTCACCTATTTGTACTACCTTTGTCTTTGTCTCAGCCCAATCAGGCCGCACGTAGGTAGCATGGTAGTGTGTAGAACCTTCAACAAAATCATCCAAGTGTCCGTTCATTACACCATGTGCAACTAGCATAGACCTGTTGTGTGCCTCTGCATCAGGTGTCTTGTCACTCTTGCCATCACAGTACCAACTAAACTGGCACCGATTAAGCACAGGATAATCCGTATCCCATGAGTATGTCAAGCCTTGCTTAACTACACCACACACATCATCAGGGTAACGCTCATCCTTAACCCTGTTCATCACTACCTGTGCCACTGCAACCTGCCCAATGAAGGGCTGGTCACGTGCCTCGTGGTAGACGTTAAGTGCTAGGCATACTAATGCTTCAGCTATCATTGTCATCATCCTCATCTAATACCCAGTTAGCATGGTGTACACGATGCCCACATTCATCCTTCTTGGGTACGAACTTAAAGATGCTATGCAGGTCACACTGTAGCTTCTCTAGGTTGCGTATGTCAGACAGCCACAGGTCATGGCAATCTGCCACTGTTGATAATACTGTCATTAGATTGTTGTGTGCCTCAAGTAATGCAAGGCGTTGTTCATGTGTAATTTCATATGTCATTCTGCATTCTCCTTATGCCATGTCCGATAGGGTGACTGATACCATGTCTTGTATTTTTGATAGGCTAATAGCTTGTATGCATACAGGTGTATCTCTTCCCACTCATTAATCGGGTCAATGTCACCGTAGGTAAATGTTGTTTCCATCTCACTCTCTATCATCACCATCAGGGCGTTAGCATCTATCGGTGTTAGTTCTAGCTTAACGGTTTTATCTTTACTCATCATCCATCTCCTGATTAAATTCATTCCATGCCTCAGTGAATACCTCATTAAAGGTGTGGTAGTTTGCATCCTCAAATGCAGCTTGAGCAATCTCAAAGATGTCCTGCCCCTGCCACTTCACAGATTGTGATAGCCGTGTGCCTCGTTCTAAATTATTCATCATCATCCATCTCCTCTACCATTTGACTAATACCAAATTCATCATCTAACTCAGGGCGTATGGAACCAATGTTGTCCACATCCTGAGTAGACCAATCATCACCGTTTACATACTCGCCAATGTATCCCCACCCTTCATCTAGGTATCGTGCATCAACTTCAAAGCCCATGTCTACTAGCTTATCAAAGATAGGAATAGGCGGCGACCATGCAGTATTAAAGGACATGACAAGAGTGTTGTCATCCATGCGGCTACACTGTGTGCTATATATGTCCCACTTAGTACCCCAATTATCACACCGCCAGTCATACCAACCTTCAGCAGACACACCGTCGTCATCCAAGGGTTCTGGTATGAGGTGGTGACACAGTTCTGCATTGTCTGTGTTCATTACATTATGGATAGCATCTATATGCTGACTGTCATTATGTGACAGGATAACTCTGTTGTCTGTATGATTAGGCATCTTTCATCTCCTCTTTTGGGTAGTACACTTCTACCATACTATTACAATTAGGGCAAGACAGGATGCTAAGAATAGCAAACTCATCACTCTCATCTGTGATGTCATGGTCATTGCCCCAGATTAGTTCTGTTCTACAGTGCCAGCAATTCATCTGCATCATCCTTTCTGTTCTGTTTACCTGTGTATATAGCATGGCATCTGAAGCACAATACTCTACACTTCTTTATCTCAGCTATGATAGTCTTCCATGCATATGTGGTTATTGCACTGACATTATACTGCTTTGTTGCCGGGTCAATGTGGTCAAATTGTAGGAAGTATGAGAAGCCATCTTTAAAATTCTCAGGCCAATCTTTATGTTTCATACCACACATCTCACAGCCACAGTTTGTCTTGATTTTATTGATGCGGTTCTGATGTAGCACAGACCGTTTACGTCTACTCTCAGTCTTCTGCTTCACGTTCTTAGCATATGCTTTAGGTGTACGCCATTCCAATCCTGTCTTGAGTGCATGGTTCTTGCCCCACAATATCTTGCCGGTTACAGGGTGTACAAACCCCCTGTGAATAGTCTTGTTGTAATCATCAACTGTATAATGCATTACCATAACCTCGTGAATGTGCTGTCATCTGTCTGCCCATTATTATGTATAGCATAGGCAGTGCAACACATCTTACCATCATCATCATCCCAGATGTTCAAGTCATAATGTGCATCCTTCCTGCCATGAACTACGTCTACAACTGTAGCGTTATGCCAGTAATCACCATCGTAATGGTCAAGGCATTCGACTATCTCCTGTGACTTAGCCACAAGAAAGCCAAACTCATAGTCTGTTAAGTTAAGTTCAGTCATTACGCTATCTCCAATTTCATTTCAATTTCAGATTCTGTTATCTCGTCATTTACAAATTCCCAACCAGCTTCATGCTCAACATAAGCAGTAGCTTTCATCAACTGGTCTATCTCATCAGATGTCATAAAGTCTGTGTTGTACACGTACTCTGTCTTNTTTGTTTCTGTGACATACGCCACGATGTACAGTGATTT